TTCAAGTTCCTCATTACTAATGAGCGCAAACATGAGGTCAGCCGTAGCTGGCAAACCAAAGCTTTCTGACGTATCTTCCAAGCCCACATCGCTGTTGGAGAACCCGCTCCTTGTGGTTTGTGTAGCCGACATAATCGGGACGTTTGTCTCAACTGCCAATCCCCTAAGTTCTTCAGCAATTGCCTTGATATACATGTAGCTGTTGACATTTCCACTCACCTTAAATCTTGACGATGCACATATGTTTAGATAATCTATGAATATTATATCAGGTCTAAATGATTTTTTCAATGCAAGTTCATTAAGTAATGATTTAAAGTGACCTGAGTGTGCAGATGCAGTAGGATATTCTTTAATTATAAGAGTTCCTTGAGTTTTCTTTGCAATACTATTTACCTTCTTATCAAACATAGGTTTAGGTAAGTCAGTAATATCTTGTATATTAACATTCAGTAAATTTGCATCAATTCTTTCTGCAATCTTTTCTTCTGCCATTTCAAGAGTAATGTATAAAACATTCTTTCCCTCTAGAAGGACAGAACTAGCATGATGACACATAAAAAGAGACTTACCAACACCAGTACCCGCAAGTGCAATATTAAGCGTTTTGTTTGGGAGACCTCCCTTTGTAATTTTATTAAAGTATTCAAGGTCGAATTGAATTCGACTTTCTTTTTTGTGGTAGGATTCAAATCTTTCTTCATAGTCCTCTAAGTAATCGTGACCTACATGATTATCGAAAGAAACAGCCAGAGCGTCAGAGAGAATACTAGGAATAGCATCCCTTCCTTTTTTGTCATCTTGTCCATCTGCAAGTGCGATTGATTCCATGAGTGCCAAATATATAGCACGATCACGACACCATTTCTCAGTTGAATCAAGTAACCATTGTTTATCTACAGGTGCATCATCAAATGTTTTTGTAGTATCTCTTGCTTCTTTAATTTCTGTTTCTGTTAAGTCAGTGCGATTTTCAATCTCTATATTGAGTGCTTCAATTGTAATTGCAGCATCATACTTGACAATGAATTGTGTTGACTCTTCAAATATTATCTTTTCAGTTTTGTTTTCAAAGTAATCTGGTTGAATGAATGGAATAACTTTTCTTGAGTATTCTTCATCAAAAATTAGATTACGAAGAATAGTGGTCTCAATTCGTTCCATATGAATATTCTTCTTTTGCAATATTATCTAACTTTTCCATTATATCATCTGTAAAATATTTGTCTGGATTTTTATATATTTCTTTAGCATATACTTTCTTACCATCCATCTCATATCTACCTGCAACATTTTTCCAGAGACCACCTTTCTCCCCTAAGTCTAAGAGACCATAGTATTTGTCTAATCCTCTTTCATCATAATATAATCGAATTTCAACTTCTTTATTTTCTTTACTTAAACGTGATTTATGAGTCTTTGCCTTGATAATATTTCCAACGACTTCCTTACCATCCTTCTCTTTTTTTCTGCTGAGATAGATGATTGTAGATGCTGCATACTTGAGACCGCTGCCTCCACCCATTTCTTTTGTAGGGAAGTAAGAACCGATGACATCATAGGTGTGGTTTGTGACTATTAGTGGAATGTTTGCTTGACCAAGTTTGAGTGTAAGCATTCTGAATGCACCCTTGACAAGTTGTGATTTGGTCATGTCACGAACTTGTTTATCATCGAGTGCATCTTTAATCTCTTTCTCTGTAGAAAGCATACCCAAAGAATCTAAAACAAACATACAAGGTTTGCGATTCTCTTCACCTGTCTTTAAGTATATATCTACGGCCTTGAGTGCTTTGGTTCGGAATTCCTCAATTGTTACGACATTCACAACAACCAACCGTGTCGTATCAATTCCACGAGACTCCAGTAATCCTTTATTGACGGCTGCTTCAGTGTCAAAATAGAGACAATACCCATCAGGGTTAGTGTCCAAAAAGTTCTTGACAATAGCAAGAGAGAAATAAGTTTTACCAGTGCTCGACTCACCAGCAATGGCAGTAATACGATTGCTGCTAACCCCGCCAAAAATAGACCCACTAATGAGTCCATTAAATACGTAGGATCCCGTATCAATGAATCTTTCAGTCTCATCAATGTCTGACGCAATTTGCGTATATTCATCTCCTATCTCTTTTACTATTTCTTTTAAAAAATCCATATCAATTTAACTTTCTTATAGTATAGCATAAATCAATCAAAAAACAAACTTAGAGTAAATCTAAACTTTGGTGCTTTTACAGATTGTGGTCTGATAGCATGAGGTATTGATCCATCAAATAAAATTATTCTACCTGGTATGTACAAAGATGTGAATACTATATCTTTCAAATCCTTGGGATTATAAAACAACGTTTCACCGTGCCATCCATCTCTCCAATCTAAGTTTACATAGTACAAACAGACTTGTTGTTTTTGATGTATATGTAAGTAATGAACATCATCAGGTCTAACTAAGTTACAAACAACTTTTGATAATTTAGTGTTTGTAAACCAATCAGTTTCATCAATACACTTTTTAATGTGTGGTAATATCTCTGTTGATTCTAATTCGTCTGTAGACCAATGACTATGTATATTCAAATCATATTTTTCTGGTACATCAGTATCTTCCCAACCAAGTCTATAAGTTGAGTCAATACAAAAATTCCACAATTTATCCCTTACAAGAAAGGGAACTTTATCATCAAAAACGTTCAAGTGACTCATTAAATTATCATACCTTTCTGCTCTCTTAATATTTTCTTATAAGGACCGCCAGGATACATCTCTCTAACCTGTTTTACTTCCTTAAGTTTATGATATAATCTAGAGTCTCCTCCAAGTGCTAATGCGTTAACAATAACTTCTAAATCTTTATCGTCGATTGGTAAATCCATTAGGTAAAAAATAGTTCTAAGTTTACAGTTTTTTCAACGTTCCATCCAATTGCATCAAGGATTGCCTTGAGTGGTTCCACAAAACTTTTTTCAAACTGTAGATCGTAATCTACGTATTTCTCAAGGTCAAGTTCTTTAGGGAAGTCTTGGATAAAAGAAATAACATTCTCCTGTATGATATTAGGTTTCTTAAGATAACAAAATTTAATCTTTTCACCATTTTGAATTAGAGAATACTTATTAGTAAGTTTCTTTTTGTTCACATAGTGATTGAATAGTAGAGCACCACGACAATGTATTGGTGTTCCTTTCACATATATTGTAGTGTAAGAATAATACTTCTTCACATCAGAAACAGTTCTCGGAAAAGAGATATCTTCTGGAGGTAGGGATTTGAATTCTTTTCTTGACTTATCAATAAAGTCAATCACATCTTCCTCAGTTCCATTCATCATCAATTTCAAAGCATCCTTGATCATTTTACGACAGGGTGCAGGAGTCGAAGACTTCACAGCTTCGATTCCCATCATCTTCAATTTTGGTTCTTCATATCTAACACCTTCGCTATCCCACACGTTTAGTATATATCTCTTCTTTGCAGTCCAAATACCACGATCAGCGATATTCTCACGCTTCATGAACATCTTTTGGTCATATGCATTTACATAACTGGCCAACGTTTGATAAGAATCAGAAATATATTTCTCGAATTCCACTTCACACACCTTATTAAGGAACGAAACGATCCTTTGATCATTCTCCTCTCTCCCCTTGAATACAGTTTGTACCAAAGGACCCAAATTAAGATAAATGGAATCGGTATCAGAAGCAATAACATAATCAACATCCTCAGTTTTTAGTATTTTGTTTAAGTATCTATTCATTCTGTCTTCAATCCAACGGATTGATACTTGTCCAGATAGTGTGATGGCTTCTGCGTTTGCAAGTTTGTAATAACGAAAATATTGATTACCAATAGCACCATAAGCAGAGTTAAGTTGGATCTTCCGTGCCATTTGGATATTGTTGCACCTGGCGATCTCCTTCTCCAATGTTTTAGTTTTTCTTTTTTCATACTGTTGCTTTGCCTCCAACATTTTCTTTTTGTATATGGTTCGATCTTTATAAATCTTTTCCATCAGTTCTGGTAGGAAACCACGAATATCTTTTCGATACATTGCCCCGTTTGGACAAACAGCATTATCTTTATATAAT